GCTTCGATATCTACGCCGCTGTCCTGGAGCAGTTCATTGGATACGCGAATGATTTTAGAGGACAGTTTTTTAGCCCCCAGCGTTGCACCGCCGAAAGACACGTCTTCTTCACTGGTTTCAGTGTTTTCGCCCAGCAGTTCACCTTCTTCAGTGGTACCGTCAGAGGTTGCCCAGTCAATATCCTGGCCGTTGGCGGTATTCAGAATCTGCGCCACACTGGCAATTCCACCGTAATCTTTCAGTGCTTCGACGATCTTATTGCGGAACTGGGTTGGTACGGTGTACCCCCCTTTTTCATCCGGCGTCGTGCCCTGAGCACGCAGCTCCTTTAAAGCCTGGCGTTCTTCAGCGCTCATCTCGCCAAGACCACGGCGCAAAAACGCATTAAACGCCGCAGCACGACGTTCGTTAGCCAGTGCTTCCGGGTTTGCTGGATCACGATTCTGCTGCTGGCGCTGTTCCGGCTCGTTTTCGTGGATATAGTCCTGATCCTGGCGGCGCAGTTCCTCTTCGCGTGCAATACGTTCATCAAGGGCGTCAAGCTCCGATTTTGCAGCGTTCCACTGAGTACGCTGTTCATCGGTCCAGGGGGTATCACCAATTTGGTCATGCAGGGCACGCATATCTTTGGCGATGGTGTTACGTTTTTGCTTCATTTCATGCAGTTTCATGATTTTTCCTTACGCGTTAAGAAGGGTCAGCAGGCGCTCACGCGCCATTCGTTGATTAATGGCGTTCTTTAGCGCACCGCTGTCGCGCGCCTCCTGCCAGGCTTTCATCGATCGGACGCCGGAGTCGGCCTCCTGATATGCGGGATAAGTCACCGGACTGACATCAAACAGCCGGGAAAACTTCGATATTTCACGAATAACGATCCCTTCATCGTCCTGGTACCAATTTTCACCGTCATGGGATACCCGGAAGGCAAAAGATGACTGGTTAATGTCACCGCGCATCATCGGCGCCAGCACCAGATCGCGGATAGTTTGCGTATCCGGCGCTGTAATGTCGTAACGCAGGCCGCGCTCATCGACAGACAGGGATAGCGTCCCGGCAGCGCTCCGTCCGAGAATAAAGTTGGGGTCATGGTTAAACAGCCCGCGAACATCATCATTCAGCACATCGTCAAATGCTCCGGGCTTGATGATTTCACGGAATCCCCACAGGGGTTCAGAACGGCTGTTGAACACCGAGCCATAGCCCAGAATGCGGGTAGGTTCATCGGTGCGTTGCTCGGCTCTGACCTCCCCGCTGTAACAGCGCGTTTCACGGTCATTCATTGGGCTTTTCCTCGTCGGTTTTAGGTGCCTTAAAATCGTCTGCGGGGTTCGCGGCGTTAACGCTCACCAGCATTTCATCCAGGCCATCTACCGGATTCATGTCTTCGAAGGCTCGCGCTTCATTGCGGCTCATCCAGCCATCAGTGATCGCAAAGTGGTAGAACTGGGCACGTTCCTGCGGGGTCCCGCGTAGCAGGCCTGTCAGGTTAAACCTGACGTAATATCCGGCAGCCAGTTCAGCACGGGTGAACAGGCGGCGATTGAGTTCCTGTTCCCAGTTCGTTACCCACGGCATGATCGTGTATCGGACAAACTGAATGGCCTGCTGCGTAATATTTGAGAAAGTGGCTTTTTCGAGATCGTTAATCATGTGCGCCGGTACATTAAATATCCCGGCAATCATCGACCGGTTCAGCTTCGACATATCAATGATCTGGGCATCAACCGGGGAAACGGTGAGCGCTTTGTAATCCAGCTCTGCCGGGAGAAGCATTGTTTTATTCTCCTGGCTGCGCAAAGCAGCTGTAGCTTTTTGCCACATGCTTTTTAAACGCCCCCAGCTTTCTTCATTCAGCTGGTTTTTCACCGAAATAATGCCAGCGGGTCGCGCATTACCGTTGAAGAATGAACTGGTATAAGCCTGCCCACTCATCCCCATGCCTATCGTCTCGGCATGCTGCATAATTGGGCTAAGCCCCATTTTCTGGTTGTTACCCAGCGCCCGGATATGCACCATATCGTCGGGATTGACGGCAAACGCCCCCTCTTCGTTGTAAACGCCATAGGTATACCGACCACCCGTGTTAAGCAGTGTCGTTTCCCAGGGCATGCAGCATTCCAGCCCGGAAACTTCACCACGACGGGAACGCTTCACCCAGGTGTAACCATTCCCCCAGCCCAAAATATGACGCTGTTTTAACTCACGCCACTTATAGCTGGTCTGCCACATATTCGGCTCATCGTGAACCAGGTAAAACACAGGGTGATCGCGGGCAGCTTCAACCTTGTTATTAGTTTTCCGCATAACATGCAGCGGCATCTGAGCGATATTCGAAGAGATAACGTAAATACAGGCATACACCGCAGCCAGCTTCATCGCCGTTTGCGGGCTGACAAATACGTCCTGGGCAAACACGTTATCAGTTTCTGCCGACTCACTCGTGATCGGCGTAGCCGGGTTTTCCAGTGGTTCACTGCGAAAAAGAGCATCAAGCAGCATTATTCCCCCTCATTGCCGCTAACAGCGCATAAATGAGTAGCAGGGTTCCCGACATCATCAGAGACATCGCCAGACCGAACTGGAGATACACGCCTGCAGCAAGCGAACCGAACCCGGTAAGCCCGATAACATCAGTGATTAGAGTTTTCATAGAAGTAAAAGGTCTTCGTCAGGATCGATAGTGGACAGGAAGTCAACTTCACCACCACCGTTAACAAGCAAGCGACTCATCGCAATAAACATCGCGACAGGACCGTCAATTTTGTTTTCAGGCGTGGCCTTGTTGGGGAAAATATTCTCGTTTTTGTCTGGTTTGACAGTGACGTTTGACATCATCCATGTCATCACCGGATTGCCATCGTGATGAAAACGCCCGGCGTAAATTTTCGCCTCGACTTCCTTCATTGCTTCAGACAGGTTTTTAACCGTCTGAGGGACTTCAACAATTGGTACACCTTCAGCTGCTACCGACACAGCAAACTGAGTGGCACTCCACGGGTCGTATGCAAACTCGTTCAGCGAGTCACCTCGCGCCCATTCGATCGTTTCCTCTTTAATTACTGCATGGTCAACGACATCGCCATCGGTAAACTGAAGAAATCCAGCGAGATTCCATTTTCTGTAAAGGTCCGCCTGCTGCTTGGAACAGGCTTCCAGCCGACCTTCAGGTATCCAGAATCTGGAGCGGACATAAACATCGCCATTTGGAGCAAGCCAGACTTTAACTGCAGCTGAAATATCAATTTTGTTGGAAAGGTCAACGCCGAGCCACATTGACCAGTTGGCTGAAGTGGAGTCGTCCCAGTCGTCACGGCATTTTTCCCAGCGCGCCATATCCATCCATGCTTTTTCACCCTGCACCCAGATATTGAGATGCTTGGTAAAAAAACCGACACGCGCCGCCACCTGCTCTTTCGCCTTTTTAGCCAGACGGCGCATATCGTCCCAACGCTTACATATCCCCAGGCCGGGATTTGCTTTCGGCCAGTTTGCCTCGTCGAAAGGATCGTCCCCCTCATCCAGGGTATAAATCAGCGCAAAATAGCTGTCATCCTTAATTGAAAGCGGGTCAGGGTTATCAAAGTTCTTCAGAACCTTGATTGCATAATCACGTTGCTCGTAGCAGATACCTTCTTTATTAAAACCCGCAGTAGTGATTGCAAAAATAAGGGACTGCAGGCGCGCCCCGGTCGCTGTTTCCAGAACTTCCCAGACGTCACGGGTTTTATGTGCGTGCAGCTCATCAACGATCCCGCAGTGAATATTAAGGCCGTCGAGGTTATTCGCATCACTGGCTACAGGTTCGAATTTTGAACCCGTCCGCTCCTGGTGAATATTCAGCTTGTTACTACCAAACAAACGGCCCAGTGTTTTCGGAGCCAGCTTAATCATGCGCTTCGCATCATCAAACACGATGCGGGCCTGATCCCTGGTTGTTGCTGCGGAATAAACCTCAGAACCACCCTCACCGTCGGCACCAGTCATATAAAGCCCGATGCCAGACGAAAGCGTTGATTTTGCATTTTTACGCGCTACTTCGTCATAGGCGGTACGAAAGCGACGCACAAACATGGGGTCGCCATCGTCGTCAAGAATGCTCTCAAACGTTATTTCATCTATCAGCGGGACGACAAACCCGAAAAGGTTAATCAGGATGAAGGTGTGCCAGTCCATCAGCTCGATCGGCTTGCCGGTCAAATGCCCCTTCACGTGGGGAACAAAGTTATAGAAATCGAGAACGTGCTGGGCGCGGCCTTCATCAAAATAAACACCGCGCGCCGGGCCGTGTTCTAAATCATGAAAGAACCGCTGGCACGCAAGACGCACCAGTTCGCCAGCAACGATATCGCCAGATACCACGCGCTCGGCGTAGCGGAATCCATCTGCAACGGTTGCCATTCATCATTTGCGCTTTTTAAGAAATTCTTCCAGTGGGTCGGCTTCTGCCGGGCCTTTTGTACCAACCTTTGATCGGCTGGCAGGTGTCATGCCGAATTCGCTCAGCATCGCTCTGATCCGTTTCCACGCGTCAGCCTTCATGACTGCTGCAGGGTGCGGTTTGATCATTCTGATTTCCCGCTCCCCTCCTTCGTCTGAATCATCTTCGCTGTAGACGGCATAGGTGTAACCTTCACGATCAAGCGTGTCGCAGTGATGCCGGTATTCAACATAGGCTTCTATCAACAACTCCAGCGCTTTAGCATCCAGCGTGGTCAACACGCCGACGGCATCAAGTTCCTCACCAATCCGTTTGAACCAGTACTTACCCTGTTTATCGAAATGTTTCGGTATTGGGGGGACCCCTGACGGGGGTTTTGGCTCGTTCTTATTGATCGGGCGCTTGGATGGGTTCCCCTTCACTAAAGCCAGATGTGTCGGGGTTTTCGGTGGTCCTGGCATAATCGAAAACTCCTATTAATCATTGGATGGGGGACCCCAAAAAAAAGTTTTCTAACCTGCGGCGGTGTGAAAAAAGGTTAGGCGGCGGTCCTTTGGGCCTTCGCCGTCAGGGATTTGACCCCGCCCCCCTCCGCCTCGACTCAAATGGGAATCGATATCACTTGAAACGTTCACGTCCGGTTTTCGTTCTGTGACAGGGCCAGCACAGGCTTTCGAGGTTCGAATCATCATCGGTACCTCCATGAGCCTTGGCCTTGATGTGGTCAACCGTCTTTGCTGCGACAGCTCGCCCGCTGCGAAGGCAGTTCTGGCATAAATGGTTGTCGCGTTTCAGGATGCGCGCACGCCTGATATCCCACTGGCTACCGTAGCCACGCTCGTGGCGACTCTTTCCCTGTTGATGCTGTTGCCAGCCTTCGTTTCGGTGCTTCTCGCAGTAGCCTGAGCGGTTTGTGGTAGTTCCAGGGCATCCGCGCTTACGACAGGCGCGGGGAATAAGTGCTGGCATGTATCTCCTTTCTACAAATCAAAAGTGACCTACATTGAGTATCTCCATAGAATGGATATGTTGCTGATGTGAGCCAGATCAATAGACTTCATGAGCCAACAGGTGTAGATATTAATCTTTAACTTTAGAAGGTTAACCCATGGATATTAAGGATAAAATCAATACCATTCTGTTATGTGACATTGCCATTCACCTGGGTATCGAAACTGATATAGATCCGCAGCTTGTTAAATATGCTGTGTCATCAGGTAATGATTGGGTTCTCAAGGCCGAATATTCATCTTTGGATGCTGGCGAACCAAGTAAAGAAGCCCGGGATTTTGTTACTGCTGTATTGACTATGTACCGCGGAATTTCCAAAGCTTTCAGGAAACTTAGTGATGACGAGCAAAAAGAATTAGTCCGTGACCACCATCTTAAAATACATGATGGGGAAATTCAGCTCCCAGGTTTCGATGGTAATAATGAATGCGATTACTTCAGTATCATTGAGGCGTATCAGAAATTTGATCGCTTCCCTGAACAGCAGCAGCCCATCGCCAATACTCATTCACGTACAGAACATCTATATAACGCAATGCTTGATGAGTTCAAGAAAATTGATGCTGTAAATCGAGACTGGGATTTATCGAAGAAAGAGCTGGCTTCCATTCTTTCAACTGCTCCACGCAGTTTCTAAGTGCTTTAGGCGGGTTTCCACCCGCCTTATTATGACTCACACTAAGATATGGAAACTCCAAAATTAACCAGCACGGCTTTCTTTTCCTCAATACGGCGGTCAATTTCAGCTACAGCATGCGGGCGTATAGCCTCAAGAAAGGTATTATCCTGATAGGTAGCCTGGATTGTCACGCCAAGCCCAGCACCACTTTCCAGTATGCCTTTCTGCCGCTGTAGTTCTTTCATCTCATTATAGATGTAATGCGCGTTACTTAGGTTCTCAACCTTCACTACTTAACTCCTTCCTGCAATTAGCCTGAACCGCCTTATCGTGCGCCAGGATATCGCGCTTGGTCTGCTGATCCAGCACGTCGATATCGTGGTCGGTAAGGTAGATGACCCTCACCCAGCTGCAGGCCGTATCAACGACCACCGGGGCGGGTAAACTTTTCGCGCAGCTCCCGATCAACATCGTCATCAGGCATATGGCTAACAGTCTGCTGTACATCGTTGGCCTCTTTCGTGACTTCCGCCTTACGTTCTGCCGCAGCGACGGTGGCGGCGGCGTTCTCTTCGGTACGCTGCTGATCGGCTTTGCCTTCAGCCTTACTGGTCCCGCGAGCATGACCAATGCCGAACGCGCCAGCGATAGCAGCCAGGATGACAACCACCAGC